ACGCCCAACATAATACAGGATATTCCCCGGCTTCGTGCGAATCAATCGCACCCTGAAAAATAGAAGTGAGGATCAGGAGTTTTTTAATTCATCCTCTTCGATATCAGCTAAAGCCCTTATTTTAGCGCTCAATTCTCGCCTTTGTGCTATGGGTATTTTTCCCAGTATATCAGATTTCCAAGAAGTCATTTTGCCAGGATATTGAAAACCATCCTTATCTCTAGAAAATGTTACTTTTCCAAAGTTTTTTACCTTTTTAAGGCCCATGTTTAAAACATGAAGCGCAATAGTACCATATTGAATTTCCCCGTTAACCTGGACGTTATTATCTAGAAAAGCCTCTTGCTCTATTGTGAGACTAGTTAAGACCCAAACCGTCTGATCTTTTTCTGGTAATTTTCTGTCGCAAAGACAGATATATTCAAAATCTGAAAATGATTGTAATGGTTGCATAGTGTATCCCTTGTTAAAAGGGGAAATATAGAACTATTTGGCGCTAGTAGCTATAAGAAAGGGGCCTAATCAAAGAACCCCCCTCCCAACCTCTAGCGAAGGGATACGCTTTCGGAGTGAAAACTATATAAAAAGCATTTCCCATTCATCGTCATCGGTACCGGTACACATAGCTTCGACCTCAAGGCTAGTAATACCGTCTTTTTCACCTACGGGCAATGCTGCGAACTCAAGAGAATCAGCAAAGAACCAGACTAATTTGTCCAAAACTGTACCGACGCTCATTTGTAGTGCAACCTTAGTTCCTTGATCTAATTTATCAAAGAAATCAAAGGTAGCGGCCAGTTCATGCTCACAGCTAAGAGTGATTTTAGGCTCTCTTGAGGTAAGTTTGGCCCCTTCGATACCAGAATCACCAGTGGCGTTTCCGTTTTCACGTTGAACGATATTGTTTCCCATATCGAAATTAATACCAGAGAAAACAGGCTCAAAAGCATCTAGTTTAAGCTGAGAGTTTTTTACAATTGGAGGTGCCTCAGTTTCTTTTATGGTCACGGTCATTGTTTTATCGCCGATATCTTCTTTAGGGCCCTCAAATGCGAAATCAAGAAACATCGCTTTGTTTGCGGCAGCCTCAAAACTCATATTAGCCATTGCGGAGCGAGAGCCCCAGTGGAAGCCATCGTTTTCAAAATCAACAGTCGCAACTTCATGGCAGCCTGAGAATGGTTTAACCGCAAAACCTTTTACGGTAGGGGCAAGAGCTGAAGTTGTAGTCGCCCCGCTTATACTACCCGTTAAAACCTCACCAGAAACAAAAGTACCGGAAATTATATCAAAATGAATTTTTAACTCACCATTTAGAACAGGTTTCAATACTCGCCCAGTGGCCCCACTTGTCGTACCGGTTATGATATCACCTCTTACAAATTTGTTTCCTGTTATGGCTCCAATCGTAATACATGATAAAGCCCTATAACCACAACCAGAGGCAATCAAAGACCATGCGAATTCAAGATCTCTTTGAATGTAACCCACAGCGGTAGAATCGGACAAATCATCACCAGTGTCTGAATCTTTGTTTGGGTTAATGATTTCGATTACGTCAGAACCGTCATTAACATTTGTTATCAAAAAAGTACCGTTATTTATTGGATTTACGGCATTTATTACGGTGTAATACATACCTGGCAAAACATTGGAAAAATCTTCGCTACCATCATGAGATATATTATGAATGAAATCCGCGTCCCATCTAATTTGATCAATACCCATACCCTCAAGACTCGCCTCAACCCCATAGAAATCATCTGGCGTATTAGCCTCAACTCTGAAAGTAGTGTTAATTGCTTTTGTTGATTCTAGTGATCCGATATTAGATAAAGAAGCAAGAGCAATATCTCTTTTTTCTCTAGGTGCGTTATATTCGGGTGTTGCACCGGCATAAACGCGCGCTCGACCATCATTAGGTATTAATGAAACCGCTGTACCTGGTACATCTTCTATTCGGCCTAAAACGTTTATTTTTCTTGATAACAATGGGCAATTTTGCATTATGCACCCCTATGATTAAATGGTTTCACTTGGTTCACTTCTTTTGACTCTGTAATCGATTTCCCATTCCATTTCAATACGACCTGGACGGGCGACAATGTTTGTAAAAAATTTTTGGTCATTGAGTAAATCGGCTTTGGTCCAACCTTTGTCCTGTAAATCGGCGTGACCGGCCTCAAGTACTCTTTGAAAGTCTTGTAATACCTTTGACAAAGCGAGCCTAGAATCTGGCTCTGTAACATTGTCCACGGTAATAATAAATTTGGCTTTGAGTGTGGCGGAATATGAATCGACCATTTGCTCATCTGGATCGAGGAAATCCTCATCCGTATAATCTGTTTTAACATTTGGATATGTTTTTGAATTAGGTTTAAACTGATTGATATCATCATAATCAAAATTAAACCCCGTCCCAATAGACATGGCATCAATCTGTGAATCAATTTCGCTTGTAATATCATTTTTAATAGTCATTCTTGAGACTCTTCAATAGTGTTACCCATTGTGATCTGGTAAATATAATACTGGGCCTCGCGCCCTAAAAAACTGCGATCAATTGGAAACATGTAACTGGAATCTTCAAAGCCATCTGGTGTAAAGCCTGATAGGACTCTGAGAATTTCCTGGGATACATCGTAAATCCCCTCTTGATTCGATTGTTTCCTTAAATTTTTCTTAATAATGTTGAATTGCCATGTATAAGCGGCTTGCTGAGTAAGTACCGTTTGGTTATTACCTTCGGGTGGTTCCCAGAAACTAGATTGAAACGCAACTAAAATAGCCCCGCCTTTGTGCTTCATTTGTCCGATATAGTTATCAAAACTTTCTGGATACGATCTAATTTCAATGCTCTTATTGGGCAATAGATCGGCCTGAAGCTTTGCTATGATCTTTTCTTCGTAGTCGTTTAAATCCATTAGCAGGGCCCGTTATAATAACCGTCTAAGAAGCCTTTACCATCCGGTTGGCTTACGAATATCTGAGATTTACCGGCTGTGCTGCCTTGACCAGATCCTTTATAAATACCGGCTGTGTTAGCTGTGCTAGTTGGATCATCAATTAAAAGAGTACCGGCCTGGACCATACCAAGCTTTTTGCGAACATCCTCAATATCATCTCTAAGAACATCAGGGATCTCAAGGTTTATTCTTCTTCGATATAATTGGTAAATGGCCAGTGAAACCGACCAATCCTTAACCGCTAGAGCAACGGTAGAAGTTACGGGCAAATCATGTTTGCCTCGTAAGTATGTATTAATTTCGTTATCTGCGCGTTCTATAGCGGAGGTAATCTTTGCGTCGTCTACGGTATCAACAGGATCAGAATCATCAGTCAGTTGAATTAAATCATCGTCTGAAAGAATCTCCTGAATATCCGATTTAGTACTGTAAGCCACAAAGCATTTACCTCAGTTATACTATGTTAATATTGTGTCGATCCAAAGATAACCGGCAGAATTGGCAGTAACTACTGTGCCAGTTTCTTCCATTGAATCATATACATGGCCTTTCTTTTCGTTATGCCAATAGCTCTCAGTGATACGAACTTGTTTGTTATCAAGTTTTGATCTAGTCTGAACACCGGCGTTAAGTTTTTTACGGCCAGGACCTTGAAAGGCGTATAAGAAAGCAGAACCCTTAGTATCGTTCTTTTCCCAAATGTATTGACCTGCATAAGCATCGGTTGAACCGGCATCGGCTGTATTCATAACAGCTCCACCAACTACAACACTACCAATTTGGAGAATGTTTGCTAATGAATCGGCTGTAAGTGAATCACGGCCTACATATTTAAGCTGTTCTCTCATATCGTCAATTCGTTTGATTGCTTGCATAGTGCCGAAATCAAGCATTAATCTAAGAGATTTAGGGTTTACACCTTCTCTTTTAAGTTTAGAAAGGGCTACATCAAAATCAGCTAAGAAAGTAGATGTAGAAGGGGCGAGCCATGAACCGGCCTGATCTTTTCCACCGGCTACACCGTCGGACCAAGTATCAGCAAAAATCGCTTCAGCAACTCTGATCTCACGACCTAAGTCTAAATCTTTTGAATTCTTTTCGATTGAATCAGTGGCTAATTCGATAGGGGGTGATTGTCCGTTAGGAATACCCGCATCTCGAAGATCTTCACGTGTGATCATATCAGAAGCCGCATATTGTTTGGTATTGGCATCGACGGTATCACGTTCAACCTGAGTAGTTTTGATTCTAGTACCTGGCGCACGTTCTGAGGCTCCGCTTTGGAACTGTTCACCCTTGTTATAACGTGTAATTTTTTGTTTTGGGCTCATGAGTTCAATCATGGGGAAAACTTCTTTATTGATCAATTCGCTGTCGTGAAATTTGACAGAAATATCTTGTGCGTGTCCGACTAGAACTTCTACATTTTGACCACTCATTTTGATAACCTCTTATTTTGTTGTTGTGAAAACCGTTTAATTAAATAATTTAAAAGACTTGATTAAGCTGTTGTGCCGCCTCTAGTTAGGTGAATAATAGAATACTTGTCTAGTGCGCTTCCACCTTCGTCAGCTTGACCCACTTCACGCTTGCCTGAAGCTGATGTAATAGCTTTACCGGCTGCGTCAGAAGCAACTACAGCCCCGTTTGCGACTGCGGCACCAGAAAGAACTCGAACTACATTACCAGAATTTTGCAAATGAACTTCAACAGATTCGCCTTGTGCGACGGTTTTTGAAGCTACGCCCTTGATCTCTTCGCCATCACCACAGGTAACGACTTCGCCATTGGAATCCAATTTAACAAAGGTATCCGCGACAATAGCAGCGCCCGCAATGTAAGTGAGTGATTTTTCTTCTGATACTTTTCTGCCTTGTCCCATGATAAGAGCCTCTTTTTAAATTGTAAATTCGTTATTTGTTAATAATTTGTTCTAATCTCTTGATTAAACTGAAGCTTTGAAAAGTCCAGGTTCTTTTTCTTGTAATTTTTTGATTGATTCGCCGTAAGTGCCACCGTCTTTTTCTTGGATAGCCGAGGCTTTTTCTTTGATTTGAGCTTCTATTGAAGCGGCTGCTTCGCTAACTTCGCCAAATACTGTGCCTGGTGTTACGCTTGCTTTCTTGTTCTCAAGGCTCAATTTGTAATTTTCTAGAGGTGTTCGAGATACTGTTTCGTCACCTTCTTTAAATTCTTGAGCGGCTTGGCCATCTAAAGCCTTAACGGTCATAAGAATAGATTGCTTTTCAGCAGGGTCGATTTTTCCATCAGAAACCAATTTTTCAGCAAAAGCGTTGTGCTCTGCGTCTTTTTTCTCAGATTCAATGGTATCAATGCTTGTTTGAAGCTCTTTGCTCTTAGCTTCTGAGGCCACAAGTTTTTCAGAAAACTCGCCTGATTCAATTGTTTTGGCTTCTAAGTCAGCTTTTAGTGAAGTGACTTCAATTTCTTGTAATTTAAATGCTGCTTCGTAATCCATTTTTTGATCCTCATTTGGGGTTTCTTTGAAAGTTTCCATTACTTTTGGTTCGGTAATTCTGGTTTGCTTAAGGTCATCTATTGAGAACTGAGATATAATACTGTCAGCCGTTTCGAGCCCTTTTTCACCTATCATGAAATCACGCATGCTTTGAAACATTCTTCCAACCGTTCTAAGGCCGAAAGCCGCGTCCATTTCAGCAAATTCAACGTCAATTTCAGCAAATTCGATAGTCTGAATATCTTCGCTTTCTGAATACGCGAAATCTGGCATACCTTTAACGGCAACCGGAGCACCACCAAAAAACCCAACATGCTTTAAGGATTTGTTTCCTCTAAGAGCAATTGATCGATGTTTAAAATTCTTTCTTTTTAGAGCTTCGCCAAATTCCTCTGTAATATCTGACATCCTAGCGAAAAGCTTCTTACCCTTGCGAAATAATTCGTTTGGTTCAAACCACGCGTAAGCGGGTGAGTTTTCTTTAGGGTGACCGATTACAGCCGGAACCGAATCTTTCATTTCGTTCGTGGCTTCGATTATTTGATCTAGATCCGCTTCAGTCCACGTTTGAGTATTCCCAGCGCCATCCGTTTGCTTACCGGCTCTGAATATTTCCATTGTGACTGTTTTGGTCTTGCTCATTATGAAGATTAAATTAAAACAAGTTTTTTTGCGCTCCTACGACAAAACGCTAGTCAATGGCACTGAATAATTGTATACTGTAGTTAAGATTAAGAACTGCTATGAAAATCGAAAACATTTAAAGAGAGAAAGGGCATAAGGGGGTAGGATGCTAGATCCGTTCACAATGCAAGAGGCCACGCCAGAGCGCGAGGCTGAAATCAGACAGAACCAGAAAGATTTTTTATTCGGTAGTGAGAATAACAATGATATGTACAAGTTCAAAGACGATAACACGCACCAGGGCAAGAATATAAAGCCTAGACGGTATAGGAGGGGGTAGGGTATGGAACTACAAAATGGCACTGGGAGAGGTTTATTTAACACACAATCTAACAGAGTATTTGAAAACAATTAAGGAGAGAATATGGATTACAAAAGACAAGATATTAACACACTACTTTCAGATATACAAGGGTTTATGGACTCTTATGAAAGTCTAACTACAAAAATGGAGTTTATAAACGATGTAAGAGAATATATTCATGAAAATGGGCCATTCAAAAATGAACCGGTAGATTTTGTAAGGTGGGTTGTTACAGATGATGTAATAGCTAATGAGTATAACCCTAATAAGGTCGCACCTCCTGAGATGGAATTATTAGAAGTGAGTATAATGAATGATGGATATACTCAACCTATTGTTACATGGCCTAATAATGATAAATCAGAGGTTGTGGATGGTTTTCACAGAAGTAGGGTTGGTAGAGAGTCTGCTATTGTTAAAGAAAGGATCATGGGGTTTTTGCCAACAGTAGCTATAAGAAATGAGCAGGCAAGCAAAAATGATAGGATTGCTTCAACTATTCGTCATAATAGAGCTAGAGGTAAACATCAAGTTGATGCTATGAGTGAAATTATTTTAGAGTTAAAAAATAGAAATTGGAAAAACTCAAGAATAGCTCGTGAACTTGGTATGGATGAAGAGGAAATATTAAGGCTTTGTCAGATTACAGGTTTACAAGATGTTTTTTCAGATGATGATTTTTCTAAGTCATGGATAGCTAGTGATTCTACTGAAAGTCCTTTTGAAGAGTTAACAGATGATCTAACTAATGAGGAAGTTGAAAAATATCGTACAGTAAATACTAATGATCCTGATAGAATATTCCATACATTTGATAAATGGGAGTGCCATAAGGCCGGATTCTACGCTTCTAAATTTGAAGGGAAGAAAAAAGATGAATGTGAACAATCTTATGCAAATTTTCTATCGAATGATACTAAATTCAAAGAAGCTCTTAACGGTGTTATTTCTAAATGGAAACATTCTTGTGAACATTATTTAACTAATAAATCAATGAATAGAATAGCTTGGTTAGGTCAGGCAGCTATGTGTTATGGTACAGGAATACCTAGTGTATTTTGCGCCGGATTTAATAGACTCACACCTGATGAACAAGAAAGGGCTAATAATATTGCTTTAGAGTATTTAAACATTTGGCTTAAAAACAATAATAGGAACGAAGTTGAAATAGAAGAAGCTTTATCACTTGGCCGTCAAGTTAACATTTATTAAGGAGAAATGAAAAATGGCAACAAAATTATATCAAGATACTAATGTATTAGACGCTGCAAAAGATCGTATTTCTAAGGCTTTTGATGACTTCGAGAGGGTCTATATATCCTTTTCAGGAGGAAAAGACAGCTCTGTGATGACTCATTTAGTTATGGAAGAAGCAATAAGAAGGGGTAGAAAAGTTGGTTTACTTATAATCGACCTGGAGGCTCAATATGTAGATACTATTGACCATGTAGAAGTAATGGCTGAAATGTATAAAGACCATATAGATTTACACTGGTTTTGTGGCGAACTTCTTTTAAGAAATGCTGTGAGTAATTATGAGCCTCGCTGGATTTGTTGGGATGAAGAGAAAAAAGATATGTGGGTTAGAGATAAACCGAAACTAGCTAGGGATTTAAACGATTACCCTTTTTATGTTCCAAAGATGGAATTTGAAGAATTAATGGTAATTTTTGGTGAATGGTACTCTCAAGGTAAATCAACAGGCGCCTTTATTGGTATTCGTTCAGATGAGAGCTTGCATAGATACAGGGCTATTGTTAGCCGTAAAGATGGTTTAATGCACAGGGATTACAAGTGGACTACTAAGGTAAAAAAGAATCTTTTTAATCTATACCCTATTTATGATTGGAAAACTGAGGATATTTGGATTTATCATGGAAAATATAACGATAAGCCTCATAATGCTGTTTATGATAAAATGAATATGGCCGGTGTTAAGTTAAGCCAACAAAGACTTTGCCAACCCTATGGGGATGACCAAAGAAGGGGTTTATGGTTATATCATATACTAGAGCCTGATACTTGGTATAAATTAATTAATAGAGTTAATGGTGTTAATTCTGGTGCTTTATACGTACAAGAAAACGGTAATGTTATGGGATACCATAAAATAACCAAGCCTGAGAACCATACTTGGAAAAGTTTTTGTAATATGCTTTTATCTACAATGCCAAAGAAAACAGGTGTTCATTATAGGAGTCGTTTCCAAAAATTTATTTCAGGTTGGCAAGATCGGGGTTATTTAACGATACCACAAGAGGCCCCTTTGGAGCTTGAAAGTAAGTGTTGGGTTCCTTCATGGCGTAGAATGTGTAGGGTTATTTTAAGAAATGATTATTGGTGCAAGGGATTGGGTCAAACTCAGCCTTTATCAGATGCTTATGGTAAATTTAAGGATATTCGAGCAAAGCGAAAAATTGTAAAGGAGCTTGAGGGGGTATGACTAAAAAAACCAAAATTTTAAAAGAAGGGGAGTAGGATGGAAGAAATAAAAGAAATAATTTTGAGTCACTGCCAGGGGATAGCTTACCCAGAATTTGATCTTGAAGATTTGAATGTGATGGTAAAAGAAATCAATGACCGTTATACTAATGTACAGAGCCAAGAGCTAACCAAAGCAAAGGAAGAAATCGAGAGGTTGAAGAAATGGAAAGATTGGTTAGAGGCTCATAAAGATTCACATGATATTTATTGTAATCATAGAGATGGTCGGGTTTGTAACTGTGGCCTTGACGAACTACTAAAAGAGGTGAAGTGATGGTAAAGGAAACACCGAAAATTCTTTATAAAGCCTTAAGACAATATGCTCACAATACTAGGGTAGGGGATTTATTCGCTGGGTTTGATTATGATGAAACTGTAAAAATAGTCGAATCCCTAGAAAAGATTTTAGCCGATACCATAGTAGACTCCAATGACCAAAGGCATAATTTTGTAATGTCAGAGATTAAGGTTAAATCCCAGGCCAAGGAAATAGAAGGGCTGAAGGAGTTGGTTAAATTGGCTGTTCAATGGTTTGGCGATGAGATAGAGAATGGAAACGGAAATATTGAATATGATGAGTTAGAACTAATCTATAAAAAACTCCTATCCAAACCAACAGAACCAGACACCACAGACAAGGGAGGGGGGTAGATGGAAGAATACAAACTAATATTATTAGTCGTGGCCATGTTAGCTTTTATAATTGCAGTGGTTTTAAAATGAAAAGCACCGTATTTAAACCAAACAACGGAGAAGGAATGGAAGAAACTTTTGAACAATGGCTAGAAAGCTTAAATCAGTACGCTAAAGATTTAGGATGGCCACCAAACTTTGACGATTGCGAAGAGACTAGAGAGTGTTACGAAGATGGTGAAACGAAAGCTCAAGCATTTGGTGATATGTTTAGGAATTAACCAAAGAGGAATAAATGACACCCACTAACAAAGAGGAGCTGTAGAGATGGATGACTATAGTAAGAGAAGAATAACTCTAAATGAGGAGATTTCAATAGCCTTTTATCATTGGGATCACACAGAAAACGAGCTTTCGATTGAGGGAGAGGTTGGCGGATGCTATTTCTGTTCAGGCACTAATATTGATATTGCAATCACCAAAGAGAAAGCGGTTGAGTTAATTGAAATTCTTAATGGATTTTTAACCCCCAAAGACTAAGGAGAGATGAAGAGAATGGATATAGACGCACTAAGACAAGCACACGAAAAGCTAAAGAGGAAAAGTCTGAAGCAAAGGGACCGCATCAAGGAACTGGAAGAAGGATTAGAAGGGTTAATTAAATTTAGCGAAGATGAAAAGCAAGAGGGGATGGTGGGTTATAACTCCGGCCTGATAATCATGAGTTTAGCAGTATCTAGACAATTTCCTGCCTACTCTTTGTAAAACAACAATTAAACGAGGATGAATATGACTGAAAGAACAACTAAAATTGAGATGGAACTAACCCACAATGAATATCTTAGATACAAAGAAATGGCCAAAGCATTAGATAGCCCTAATCCATACAATTTGATTTGCGCTCTTTACGAAACAGAACAGAACAGGATACAAATAGGGGATTTCTTTTACTCTACAGAACAAAACGGGGTAGATATAAGGAAATGTGATAATCAAAATCAAGCTGATAGGCTCAATAGTATTGGTCAGTTTAAAAAGTTACCCGAAAATTTTGACTTTTTATCCTTAATTGAGGGCAAATGAATAAGCGAGAGATGCAAGAAATATCTATGAAATTCGCACCGAGGCCAGAGGATATTAATTTTATTAATTATCCATCAGACAGGGAGCAAGTCCAGGCGGTTGTGAAAAAGGGGCCAAGAGCCCCCCAATATCTTTCGACATTAACCTCCAATAAATTGGATTGATAATAAGGTACTATAATGACTAAAAAAATGCCACCCAGAACAGGAACTATTTTGCAAATATACCAATGTGAGATTATAGACGTGTTTCACTCGCAAATTGATGCTGTAAGAAAAACCGGTGTAACCGCAAATCTTTTAAGTCAGGCTCTAAACGGTATTAACGAATCCTGTGGAGGTTACGAATGGAAGTACGCTAAGGGAATAGACGGATTGTTTTAAAAAAAGTCTTAGCCCGTAAAAACGCGATAGAATCGACACTTTTAGATGATAACAAGGGGAATTATGATTATCAATTCAGGCTTAAAAGACAAAAACAATCGTGAAATTTTAGACGGCCATACAATAAAAGCTACCGGCATAAAAGATAATCTGGGGCGTGAATATAAAATATCATTTGAAAAAGGGTGTTTTACGGCTAAATGCTATAAATCTGAAACGTGCCTTGGTAATTTGAACCTTTCGGATTTCGAGATTCTTGATTAAAAAACCGCTTTGAACTCCGCCAAAATATCGTAATTTAACAGTAAAGGGAAATTGAGCAAATCTATGCAAGAGCTAGATCCAAATAAAGAGATCATTTCCGAAGAGGAAAAGAAAACTCGCCTAGCGATTTTTGATGATAATCATGTAGCTATAACTCAGGCTTATTGGGGCTTTATTGAGCAAAATAACAGGATGCCCACTTATTCATGGGTAGCCGAGGAAACGGGCCTTGCGCTTAATACCGTTCGCACTCATCTAAAAAGCTACAAAGAGAAAGATCTCAAGGATCAAGTAGAGAAATTCAAAATTTTTAGCGATGACGTAATGTTAGGCCAAATAAAGAGGGCCAGAGAGGGTGGTCACGGTTCAACGGATGCGGCTAAACTGTATTATCAAATAGTCCATAACTTCAAACCTGGATTAGAGTTAAGTATCAAGAAAGGCACAGATTATGGCAAAATGACCCTAGATGAGCTTACAGAGCTACAAAAGCAGAAGGTAGATAAATTTGAATCAAAACTCCTCCGACTCGCAAGAGATCGCGATACTCCAAGCTGAAACCGAGCAAATCAATTTAGAGATTGAGCGGCGTATTTGTCGCGCTTCTTTGTACGGTACTGTTCGGACGTTTTGGGATGTGATAATACCAGACCCTTTTCGCTATAACTGGCATATTGAATATTTGTGCAATGAGATGCAAAAAGTTGGGCAATGGGTGATAGATCGTCAACCGGCTGAATATGATTTGATAATAAATGTACCCCCTGGTACTACAAAATCGACAATTTGCTCTGTTTTCTTCCATGTTTGGCTTTGGATTAATGCGCCGTGGGTTCGTATGATCTCAGCTTCACACACAAATGATTTGGCTATTGAGCACTCTATTTTATCTAGAGATGTGATGAAATCGCAGAAATTTAGAACTTTATTTCCGCATAGGGTGAATTTTAAGTCAGATCAAGACAATAAGACCTATTATAGAAATGTTCGAGGCGGGTCTCGGGTGGCCACTTCGGTTGGTGGCAATATCATGGGTAAGCATGGTCATATAATTACGATAGATGATCTAATCGACCCAAAAAAGACCGCTTCGGACGTTGAGAGGGAAAAGGCGAATGATTATATATCTAGGACCTTATCTACTCGAAAAGTTGACAAAGAGAATACGCCCACGGTTTTGATAATGCAGCGATTACACGAACTGGACCCCACTGGGTTTTTATTGTTTAAGGCCGAAGAATCAGGCAAGAGGATAAAACACATTTGCTTGCCCGGTGATGATACTTTGGGCAATATTAAGCCTCATTTATTGAAATTCATGTATAAAGACGGTCTTTTAGATCCGAATAGGTTGAATCGAAACGCTTTAAAGATAATGGAAACCGATCTCGGAGAATCTGATTTTACAGGCCAGGTTAGGCAGTCGCCACAGGCCCCTGGCGGTAATATTTTGAAAAGGGAGTGGTTTAAGTGGTATGAGGAATTGCCGAAAGAAAGGCCTATTTCAAAGATTCAGAGTTGGGATACTGCATTTAAAAAGACCAAAACTTCTGCTTATAATTGCGGATTGACGTTTTATGAGTATAGGGATGGGTATTATCTAGAGGATGCGATTTTTGAAAAGATGGAGTATCCAGAGCTTAAGGCTTCAATATTAGCTTATGAAACTGCTCACAGCCCTAATTTAGTTTTAATTGAAGATAAGGCCACGGGCACCCCGATTATACAAGAATTGACCCGAGATAATAAAATCAACTTCATACCAATTTTACCGGATGGAGATAAGGTTCAAAGGGCTCATGCAAGTTCTAGTACTGTCAAGGCCGGAAATGTTTATATTCGGAGCAATGCAAAATGGACTCATAAATTAATAAATCAATTGATACTTTTTCCAAATTGCCAGATTAAAGATATTATGGATGCTTTCTCACAGTACATAAATTATATCAGAGATAACCCCAGTGTCCCGGTAACTAGAATGGTTGGCGGTGGGAAGTCTAAAGTCACTAGAAATTACTAATAGGTTATTATGACAAATCCAAGAATCCGAGATAAAGATTTTAAAGTAAGCGACTCGAAATACAGTAGGGGTAACTCAATAGATGCTTTTGCCACGGCTGACGTATTGCCCAATCCCGATCCAGTATTAAACACTCAAAACAGTTTGGCTACTTGGCAGAATTTTAGAAATATCTTTTGGGACCCACATTTGACCGCTGTTATAGCTTCAAGGAAATCGGTTACTTTATCTAAAAAGTGGTATATCGAGGGCGGTAAATCACCGTCTAGAGTACGTAAATTCATTGAGAAAAATTTTGAAAACCTTGATATTCATAGGGCCACTGAAGAAATTTTAGACGCTCCTTTTTTCGGCATGCAGGCAATGGAGCCTATTTGGGGTAGCCCTGAAGGTGTCGAAGGTGAGAACAAGATATTTTGCAAAGAGTTCACTGGTCGCCCTGCTTGGTGGTTTCAATACGACAAAGAGAATAAGCTTAGATTCAGATCAAAAGATAATTTCTGGCCTGGTGATCCTGTCGAAGATATGAGTTTAATCGTGGCTAGGAATAACCCAAAGTATGAGAATCCTTATGGAGAGGCTCTTCTAAGTAAAATTTATTGGTCGATTAACTTCAAGAAAGCTGCTTTTAAATATTGGATCGAGTTCGCCGAAAAGAACGGTTCGCCCTACTCTATTGGTAAAGTACCTAGAAATGCGGGCGAAGCTGAATACGACGAACTCTTAGAAAGGCTGCAAGAATTGGTTAACGGATCTTCAGCCGTAATTCCTGATGACACTAGCGTCGAGTTTATTTCGTCTGGAAGCAAATCAAGCGCTGATATCTACAAAGATTTAATGAACGCCGCGAATCAAGAAATTTCAAAGGCAATTCTAGGCCAAACCCTTACAACAGAGTCAGGTGAGAAAGGATCTAGGGCGCTAGGCCAGGTGCATGATAACGTAAGGCTTGATATCGCCGAAGCCGATGAAATAATGGCCGAAACTTGCTTTAATGTGCTTATCCGGTGGATTGTAGATATAAATTTTGGTCCAAATGTTGTGGCTCCTACGTTTAAATATGAGCATGAAAAGGATATTAAAAAGGATCTAGCCGAAAGGGATAAAATATTAAGTGAATTAGGTGTTAAGTTTGATGCCGAATATTTTAAAGAAATTTATAATTTGGCCGATAATCACTTCACAATGGTTGAGCCTGTTGTAACTGAGTTACAAGATGAGCCAGAGTTTCGAGAGGCTTCTGAATTTGAAGATCAGAAAGCTGTGGATAATTTTATTAATGGCTTGACTAATAAAGAGCTTCAAAAGGATTCAGAGTTTTTAGAGCCAATAATAAAAATGATTGAGAAAGCTAGTTCATTTGAAGAGGCTCAAGGCGCTTTAATAAGCCTGTTTCCTGAAATTAGGCCAAAACGATTAGAAAAGTTATTAGGCAGGGCTCTTTTTTCTACCCAAAGCCTAACCCGCAACACAGAGGATTAATTGGCAATCCCAGGTAAAATAATCGTCGACGCTTCAAAAGTTAGCCCAGAGGAGGCTATTAAAATTTTTGATAAGCAAGGGATCAAGATATCAAAGACTGCCGAAGAAACTAGAAAAGCGGTAGAGGAAAAGGTCTTTGCAATTACCCAAGACGTTCAAATGAGCGTGGTTCAAGATGTTCGAGACGCTTTGTCAAAAGCCTTGAAAGATGGGCAAACTTTTGAAACTTTTCAGAAGGATATTAAAAATACTTTGGCCAAAAAGGGTTGGACGGGCGAAAGGACGGCTATAATCGGAGGTGAAGAGGTTAAGGTGCTTACCACCCCACACCGTTTAAGGACCATATACAGGACTAATATTCAATCAGCTCTAAATGCCGGTAGATTTGAACGTCAGATTGATAACGCGGACGATAGGCCCTTCTTAATGCTAATTGACGGTATTATCGAGAACTCTAGGCGATCACACAAAACCCAATCAGGATCAATACAGCCGATCACTTCACAATTTTGGAAAGCTCCTAATTCTTGGTACCCTCCAAACGGCTTTAACTGTACTGGTCGAACCAGATCACTCACAAGAGCAGAAGCCAAAAGCCGAGGCGTTAAGATAAATAACCGATCATTAAAGCCAGATCCAGGGTTCGGATTTAACCCCGCCACCGAGTCTTTTAAGCCAAAAAAAGAAGATTTTGATCAAGATATTTGGGACGCGGGCCAGGATTTAGAACCGAGCGTTTTGAAATGATAAAGGTCACCACAAAATCAACAGAGGTGCAAGCTTTATTCAAGCAACTAGGTTTTAATGCTGAAAAACTAAAACCCGCTTTGGTTAAAATTGGCGGAATGTTAGAAGATGCAAGCGAAAAAGCTTTTAATCGTCAGGGTCCAGGTTGGCCCGCACTAAAAAAATCAACAAAAGAAAAACTATCTAGGACCGGAAAAGGCGGTAAGACCCTACAAAGATCAGGCCAACTGGCCTCTTCTGTTTCTTCTCAAATACGCGGAAATACTGTTTTTATAGGTTCTAACTTAGAATATGCCAGGGTCCATCAAAAAGGCGGAACCATAAACCATCCAGGCGGAACAAAATACAAGTTCATAGGGCCTGGAAAAATCGCTTATTTGAAAAAAGGCGCTAAAAAATTTAATGGAATCACAAAACCTCATAAAATAAAAATTCCAAAGCGTGAATATTTAATACTTTCAGAGGCAGAGCTTAGAAAGTCTAATTTCATTTTAAGCAAACACATGGTAAGGGGAACATGAAGTCATTCGTAAAAAAATGGAATAGGGACGATATACCAAACAAAGGTTTGAAAGAAGTTTCGGACGTTATCGGTAT